TTGGCTCCAAAAGCGCCATTTATTGGCTATGGCGGTCAATTTGAGGGTTATGAGAACCAATGGAAGACTGCAAACACCAATAATTGGCCATATTTGGAGGTCAATCCTGACGTTACAGACGGTCAGGGTGGTGTATTGCCACTTCCACAGCGTTCTATGCCTCCAATGGCTCAAACTGGCCTAATTCAAGCTAAAATGGGCGCTTCTGACGACATTAAATCGACCACTGGACAGTACGACAGCAGCCTTGGTGCGACGTCAAATGAGCGGTCTGGACGGGCTATTTTGGCCCGTGAAAAGCAAGGTGACACCGGAACGTACCACTATGTGGACAATCTGGCTCGTGCTATTCGCTACATGACCCGTCAGATTGTTGATTTGATCCCTAAGATTTACGACACGCAACGTATCGCCCGCATTATTAACATGGATGGCGAAACAAGTATGGTAAAGATCGACCCAACGCAGCCGCAAGCTGTGAAGTCGATTCGCGACCAAAACAACATTGAAATTGAAAAGATCTACAACCCAGCCGTCGGTAAGTACGACGTTGTGGTTACGACCGGCCCAAGCTATATGACCAAGCGCCAAGAAGCTCTCGACGGTATGTCGCAGCTTCTGCAAGCCAACCCGCAGCTTTGGGCAGTGGCTGGCGATCTGTTTGTCAAGCACATGGATTGGCCGGGTGCTGATGAGATGTCAGCCCGTCTTGCCAAGACTATTGATCCTAAACTGATGGCCGAAGACGACAAGCCACCAGCACTTCAGGCGGCCGAACAGCAAATTCAGGCAATGGGCCAGGAAATGGACCATATGCACAAAATGCTTCAAAACGTCAGCCAGTCGATGGAAGCGCAGACGTTGGAAGTCAAAGAATTTGAAGCTCAGATCAAGGCTTACGACGCTGAAACCAAGCGTATTGCAGCGGTTCAAGCGTCCATGTCACCTGAACAGATCCAAGACATTGTGCTTGGCACAGTTCACGGTATGATTACGAGCGGTGATCTGGTGGCTGACATGCCAGGCCAGCAGTTGCCCGGCGAAGACATGGGTGAGATGCAACAGGGCGCTCCAATGCCTCCACAGGGGATGCCTCCACAGGGTGCACCGCCACCACCACAAGGGATGCCACCGCAATGAAAGCGTCTGATTTTATGGGAATGTTGTTTTTAGCCCGCGATGTGACCCATTCGGTTCATCTGAACACGCGCAGCTACGCCAAGCATAAAGCCCTTCAGAAGTTCTACGAGGGTATTGTAGATGCTGCGGATGCGTTTGCCGAAGCATATCAAGGCCGTCATGGGTTGATTGGTGGCATTTCGCTTCAATCGCACAACAAAACGGCCAATGTAACTGATTTCCTCCAAAACCAATTGGACGAAATTGAAGCGGCTCGGTATGATGTGGTAGACCGCAAAGATACGTCGCTTCAGCAATTGATCGACAACATTGTCGAGCTTTACCTTACCACGCTTTATAAATTGAAATTCTTATCGTGAGGCTCCAATGTCAAATTACTCCTATATTTCAGCAACTTCGCAAATAAAAGTCGGCGCAGGCAAATTAAAAGGCATTTTCGTAAGTGCCGCCAGCAGCACCCCTACTATTACGGTGTACGACTCGGACGCAAAAGGCACCACGACGACCGTCGTTGGCGTCTTTACGCCTACTTCGTCTACCAACTATCCTTTTAATTCGTTCGATGGTATATACCTGAACAAAGGACTATATATCGTTCTTGGCGGGACCGTAACGGCCACCGTTATTTACGAATAACAAACCGCACTGGCGCGGCTTGCCAGGGATCTTAAAGGATCAAAAATGACTGATGAAGTGTTAGCGGAACTACCCGCGTCGGAACCAGTAGCCACGGCGGCACCGGAACCTGAAGTTACCCAGCCGGAAGCAGCACCTAAGACTTTCACACAAGAAGACTTAGACGCAGCTATTTCTAAACGTCTCGCAAGAGAACAGCGTAAGTGGGAAAGAGAATCGGCGCTAAGATCAGCACCGGCACCTTTAGTCGATCCACCCAAGCCAGAGCAGTTTAACAACACTGAGGCTTACGCCGACGCATTGGCGGAGCGCAAGGCTGAAGAATTGCTTCAACGGCGTGAGATGGAAAGACAACAAAGGGAAACTCTCGACGCCTACCATGAGCGTGAAGAAGATGCTCGGACCAAGTATGATGACTTTGAACAAGTCGCATATAACCCCGCGCTTCCAATTACGACCGTGATGGCGCAGACCATTCAAGCATCTGATATTGGACCAGAATTGGCCTATTATCTAGGGGCGAACCCAAAAGAAGCTGAACGGATCTCCCGCCTTGCTCCATTTTTGCAAGCAAAAGAAATTGGTAAGGTTGAAGCCAAATTGGCTGATAATCCACCAGTAAAAAGATCTTCTACCGCACCATCGCCTATATCTCCTGTATCGGCCAAAAGCAGTGGATCGCCATCATATGATACTACGGACCCTCGGTCTGTAAAATCTATGTCAACGTCCGAATGGATTGCCGCTGACCGTGCCAGACAGATAAAGAAGATGGAAGCATCTAACAAATTCCGCTAATCCCTAAAAGGACAACATCATGTCAAACTCATTACTGACTATTGATATGATTACCCGCAAGGCTCTCGAAATTCTTGAGAACAACCTGGTAATCACCCGCAATGTGAACCGTCAGTACGACGACAGCTTCGCTGTCGAAGGTGCTAAGATCGGTTCAACCCTCCGTATCCGTTTGCCAGATCGTGCGCTTGTCACGGACGGTGCAGCACTTCAGGTTCAGGACGACAACGAGCAGTACACCACGCTCACCGTGTCGAGCCAGAAGCACATTGGCGTCAACTTCACATCGGCAGAATTGACGATGCAGTTGGACGATTTTGCTGAACGTGTTCTCAAGCCTCGTATCTCGCAGCTTGCTGCTTCGGTCGATAACGACGTCGCAAATGCTTACAAAGGCATTTACTCGTCGGTTGGAACGCCAGGCACGACGCCTTCGACTTCTTTGGTCCTTCTTCAGGCCCAGCAGAAGCTGAACGAATATGCTGCTCCAATGGGCAACCGTTATGCTACCGTCAACCCAGCAGCTAACGCTGGTCTTGTCGAAGGCATGAAAGGCTTGTTCAACCCAGGCGATACGATTTCCCGTCAATTCAAGAACGGCCTTATGGGCTCTGGTGTTCTTGGCTACGACGAAATCAGCATGTCGCAGTCGATTGTTCAGCACACGACCGGTTCGCGTTCGGCTTCGGACACGATCCTTGTTAACGGTGCAGTAACAACGCAGGGTGCTACAACCATCAACGTCGATGGTGGTACAGGCTCGGCTACGTTTGCTGTTGGCGACGTGTTTACGATTGCTAACGTCTACGCAGTCAACCCACAGACCCGTCAGTCAACCGGCAGCTTGCAACAGTTCGTTGTAACCGCCGCTAACACGGCATCTTCGGGCGCATGGACAAGCCTTGCTATCTCGCCTGCCATCTATACGTCCAGCAACGCGCTTGCTACTGTGGACTCGTTCCCAGCAGACAACGCGGCGGTTACGGTTCTTGGTGCGGCTTCAACCGTATACCCACAGAACCTTGTGTACCAAAAGGACGCCATCACGTTCGCTACAGCAGATCTTCTTCTGCCACAGGGCGTCGATATGGCCTCGCGTCAGGTTCACAACGGCATTTCGCTTCGTATTGTCCGTCAGTATGACATCAATAACGACCGTATGCCTTGCCGTATTGACGTTCTTTATGGCTACAGCACGATCCGCGCACCAATGGCTGCTCGTATCTGGGGCTAATAATTTAACCCCCGCAGCAATGCGGGGGTTCTTTCCCTTTCTCTCTAGGAGTTAAATATCATGGCACTTCCTGTTTCTGGTGGCGGCTATCAGATTGGTGATGGCAACGTAAACGAAGCCTTCTTGTCTGATCAGGGCGACGTAGCAACCCCTACCGCAACTGCAACTCTTACAACTGCACAGCTTCTTACGCAGTTGATGGTTGCAAATCCTGGCACTTCGGCAGCATCCTATACGCTTCCGCTTGGCACGGATCTCGACACTGCACTTCCTAACGCTAAGGTTAACAGCACCCTCGCGTTCACAATCATCAACATTGGTACGTCTTCGGGCGCTATTACGATGGTTACGAACACGGGCTGGGGTACGTTGGCTAGCACTGGTTCGGTTACCATTGCAGTTGGTACATCGGCTCAGTTCATTTGCCGTCGTACAGGCACGGGTACTTGGACGCTTTACCGCGTTTGCTAATAAAAACGGGCGGGGTTTCGGCCCCGCCCTTCATCATGGGAGAGTAATTTGAACACCTATCTAAGACATCCGGTTCATGGTACAAAAGTAGCTACTTTGGATGCTGAAGTAGAGGCGGACAAGGAAAACGGTTGGGTAGAGTTTGATCCTGACAACCGTGAGGTAAAGGAAGAAGAAGCTCCAAGTAACGAGCTTCGTCGTAGGCGGCGTCAAGAAGCCGCATAAGGAGTTTACATGGCTACGACCGCTGGCGATCAAATCAATGCAGCCCTTCGCTTGATCGGTCAGTTGGCCGAATCTGAAGTTCCTTCTGCCGCAACATCTCAAGATGCCCTTGCGGCGCTTAATCAAATGCTTGACTCTTGGAACACCGAGCGGCTCTCCATCTTCACTACCCAAGAACAAGTATTCTCTTGGCTTCCAGGACGTATTAGCCAGACATTAGGCCCATCCGGTGACTTTGTCGGCAACCGTCCTATTCTTATGGACGACGCCACTTATTTCGTTGACCCTGCCAATGGCATCTCGTTCGGCATCATGCTGATCAATCAACAGCAGTACGACGGCATAGCGGTCAAAACGGTTACTAGCACTTATCCACAGGTAATGTGGATCAACACAAATTACCCTGATATTGATATGCACATCTACCCTGTGCCTACTAAAGTGTTGGAATGGCACTTTATTTCGGTTGATCCGTTAGATACAGCAACGTCATTATCTACAACTTTGGCGTTCCCGCCAGGCTATCTGCGGTGTTTTAAATACAATCTTGCATGTGAAATCGCGGCTGAGTTTGGCGTCGAGCCACCACCTACGGTTCAACGGATTGCCATGACATCCAAGCGCAATCTCAAGCGCATCAACAACCCTGATGACATCATGTCGATTCCATACTCGATTGTTGGCACCCGCCAGCGGTTTAACATCTTTGCGGGCAATTTCTAATGCAAACGCCTATCCTCGGCCAAAGCTACGTTGCCCGAAGCGTCAATGCTTCGGACAACCGCATGGTCAATTTGTTTCCAGAAGCTACAATTCAAACTGGTAAAACATTAGGATTTTTGAACCGCGCTCCTGGTTTGCGT